CAACGATACAGCTAGTAGGCACAGTCGATGACGCTCAGACAAGTTTAACCGCAGGTCAGTCTTACTTTGTACAAGAAAACGGTTCTATCGCACTAACACCTGCAACGACGCCAGTGTTTGCGGGTACGGCTGTTTCTGCCACTAAGTTATTAATTGGCGAGAGGAATGTTTTTGACTATCCAAGTCAAACAGGCAACTCTGGCAAGTTCTTAACTACTGATGGGACTGTGGCATCTTGGGGAAGTGCAGGAGTAACTTCAACTGCGAATGTTAGCGTAAGCGGAGGTTTTCAATATACAGTTACCGGCATTCCTTCAACTGCAACTCACATCTGGATAAATGTTAAAAATTTCCAAGGCCCATCAGGAAGGACTTATGTTCGGTTGGGTACTTCTGGCGGCATTGTTAATAGTGGTTATAGTTCTAGCGCAGGGTATATAAGAGGTAGCTCTGATTTAGGTTTTGAGCAAGTAACTGACAGTCTGGTATTCCTTAAAACTGATAATTCAAATCGTTTTGCTTCGGGAGTTATTCATATTTCTAAACAATCTACTAACGATTGGGTTATGAGCTTTGTGGGAGGAGGAAATCAATATATAAATGTTTATTTTGGAGGAGGTAGTTCTCCAACTTTGTCAGGAGCTTTAACACAATTCCAAATAGAACAAGATGCAGGCAATTTCACAAGTGGAACTTTTAACGTCAGTTATATGTAGGATTAAACATGAACAAAATATTAGATTTGAACACAAATACAGTAACTGAGATTCCTTTCACTGAAGAAGAACAAGCTGCGCTAGATGCAAAGGAAGCTGCGTGGGCAGCAGGTGCAGACGATAGAGCTGCTGCTGAAGTACGCACAGAGCGAGACTCTAAACTAGCCGAGACTGATTGGACACAGGTAGCAGATGCTCCAGTAAGCCAAGAAGATTGGGCTGCGTATCGTGCATTGCTTAGGTCTATACCAGAGCAAGAAGGATTTCCTAACGAAGTCACTTGGCCTGTAGAACCTGAATGAGTCTAGTAGACTACGCAAAGACCGACCGCCATCGCGAAGCAATGCAAGTGTGGGAAGAATGTGGTCGTAACTCGGCAAGAGCTGCGGGGGTACTGGGTATCTCCCAATCTACCATGCGTGACTATGTGTCTATCACTAAGAACACTGCGGCGGCTGCGGGTTACTCTGAGAATTGGGATGCTCGAAGGCACGTACCGGAAGGTGAGTTTGTCATCGGTCGCTCTATCTACACCTCTGATGATGAGGGTAACAAGGCTTGGCTAAAGACTAAACGAACCATGACCGAGGCTGCGCGAGACAAAGCGCTGCAAGGTTTTGTTGATGGCCTTGTTAAAGGAGTTAAACCGTACAAGCCGAAAGCCAAGCCAAAGACTAAGAAGTTTGCTACGGATTTATTACCTACAATTGTAATAGGTGACGCACACTTTGGGATGAGGGCTGACGCAAGAGAGACCAAGACTCGTGACTACGATACCAAAATAGCCTCCAATGATATGCTAGCGGCTATAGAGTATTTGGTTGAGCTAGCTCCTGCGTCCGAAAAGTGCCTCCTGGTCAACGTAGGAGACTTCATTCACGCCAATGGTAGTAGTGGCACTACTTTTGGAGGAACGAAGCTAGACGTAGACACCAGAATAGAGGTAGTGCTTGAGATAGCAGCGCAGACTTTTTTGTACGCAATCGATAAGTTGCTTGCGAAACATAAAAGTTGCGTTGTAGTGATGGCTAGAGGTAACCACGATTCAGATACTGCTATTGCCCTCGCGTTAATCTTAAAGTTTTACTACTCAAAAGAGCCAAGGGTAACCATATTAGATCCTCACGGATTCTTTCACACCGTGCAGTTTGGTAAGAACCTTTTAGCTGTGCATCATGGAGATAAGGTCAAAGCGGTAAAGCTAGGCGCTATCCTTCCCAAGATGTTGCCAGAGCAGTGGTCAGAGACTGTGTACAGAAAGTGGTTAGTAGGACACATACACCACCAGAACGCCATAGAGACAGATAACGGCGTTTTCGTGGAAGCCTTTGGGACATTAGCACCACCAGATTCTTGGCATGCAGGAGCAGGATATGGCTCTGCCAGTGTGATGAATCAAGTAGTATTTCATCGTGACGGAGGAGAGGTTATACGTCACGTTTACCAAATCAGAGACTCGCGTAAAGTCCCTGACCTGACATTATAGGTGTAGTATGGATTATCAAGTCATGTTTAACGTCACAATAGCAGTCGCAGGATTCGTTGTTGGATGGTTGGTTAATCGAGTCTTTGCATTATTGGATAGGATTGATGCTGACATGAAAGCCATACCGCTTATGTATGTAGCCAAAGAAGATTACCGCGATGACATACGCGAAATCAAAGAGATGCTTGGTGCTATCTTTAAGAGACTTGATGCCAAAGCTGACAAATAAGGATTAACTATGAAGCGCGTTAAACTGATCGGCAAATTTGTTAAAGCAAAGTTTATGGGTTCAACGGACGAGCAAGCAACTGTTGTTGTATTGTTGACTGCGTTTATTCTAATAGCGTTAGCGGTAAATTAAATGTTAGCAATGTTAAGCTCACTCATCGAGCCAGTATCCGTCTTGCTAGACAAGGCAATACCCGATAAAGACTTGAAAGAAAAGTTAGCTCATGACATTGCGACTATGGCAGCTCGTCATACGAACGAGCAAGTCAAAGCACAGCTAGAGATTAACAAGGTCGAAGCCAAACACAATAGTCTATTTGTTGCAGGATGGCGTCCTGCTTGTGGATGGGTCTGTGTATTAGGAATGGCAGGTAACTTCCTAGTCATCCCCTTCGCGAATATGAGTTTAAATCTGCTTGATACAGGCGTTGAAGTTCCGATGATTGACCTTGCTACAATGCTACCTGTACTAATGGGTATGCTTGGTCTCGGTGGACTACGCTCCTTTGAGAAAGTTAAGAAAGTAGAGCGAAACAATTAGGAATTATTATGGCAGGTTTAAGTAATAAGCTGAACCCAAACTCCAAGGTTCTCACTGACCGAGGGTACGTTAGTGCTGCGGAAGCAGAGTACCAACACAGCCAAGGGACTCTTAATATTATTGGTCGCGACGGGAGGGCGGTTAACTCGCAAGAGTTAGTGCTTGACCCTCTTGAGCCAACTGCTCAGCAACGTATTAAAGGCGATCTAGAAAGCTTAATCGGAATGCCTGCGCTTCAAGCAGGCGATTTGTACAAAGAGTTTGGTGGGTTTGGAAGCACTCTTGACAACAGAACAGGCATTCAATCTAGTCAAGAAATGTTTAACGAAACGTATGCTGACGCTCTTGCTAACGAAGCAATGGCTAATGTTCTTGAGACACAGGGAGTTCCTGATAATATTTCTAGCGAAGATTACTTTGCGCAAATGGGCAATACATTAGCATCGCTTGGACTTCCTTCTACCGCAGCAGACTACGAAAATATATCTACTACCAATTTAGAAAACGATCTTCTAAGCAATGGCGTTGACATGCTTGACCCTAACGTCACAGGTTTAGGTGGTGATGAAACAATTGTTACTGACGACCCCGAGGCAGAGTGGGATAAAGTAGACAAGACCAAAGACCTCGCGTCTATCTTTCAGGATGCGCTAGATATATTTGGTGCTTATGACCGCAACAGTATTCGCAAAGTTGTAGACGTAGTCAATGAGCGAGGAGTCTCTGCTCAAGAAGTAGCTAGGATTACAGGTAACACTGTAGAAAGCATCAACCAAGCAGCGGCAGAGTCAGACACAGCAATCACCAACCAAGGCACAGCAGGTGATACTGGTGCAGCAGATACTGGCGATGTATTCAATGAGGCAACTGACACACTCAACACGGGCGAAGTCTTAACCACAGGCGGCGGAATTATTGCGGATGACTCAGTAGTATCGGATGATTCAGTAGTTACAGAGGATGACGCAGTAGTTACAGAGGATGACGAGGTAATCCCTGTACTTGATACTCCTGTTATTGCTGAAGACCCTGCTGTCATTGTAGACGACACGCCTATCTTGCCTGCAATCATGCAGCCTGAGCCAAAGCAAACAACTAACATCTCGTTGTTTCAGTCTATCCAAGATACCCCTATTACTGACTCGCTCTTCTTTGAGCCAAAGTTTACAGAGCTAGATAACATTCCGGTTGGGATGTTTGAGCGATTCTTACAAGCCACTGGAGGCAGGTAGATGACATACTTAGAAGCAATTAACAGCGTCCTCCGCAGGTTGAGAGAAGATGAAGTCACCACTACAAACGAAACCTCGTATTCTTCTTTGATAGGCGATTTAGTCAATGACGCAAAAAAGCTAGTAGAAGATTCGTGGACATTTTCCTCACT